GGGAGTTTTATTTATAGATAATAACTTCTTCTAATAAAATGGACAAGGAAATTATTGATAATGCAATCGAGATTATGAAGCCTGTTATGGAGTCGGCGGTTGTTTTGGGAGCCCAATACGCCAAGGGGTGTGGCAGGGAGTGTGTCACAGCCCAGGACGTTGCATACAGTATGAGGTACTGTGCGATGAATCTCGTCGGAAAGCAGATTGGGAGTTTGTTTCCGGAGATTTACGATTCTTCGTCGGATTCAGAATGGGAGACCGACGAAGAAGGGGTCGAGACGGAGGTTGAAGAGGAGGAGTTTACGAGGTACACAGGAGACGATGAACTCTTGAACAATATCACCAAGGCGTTTGACACGTGGAAAGATTGGGAACCCCAATCACCAGTGGAGAAAATGCTTAAAAATGCCATTGAAAAAACTGAACGATAAAACATATGGAACCTTATTCGGGTGGAACACTCGCCATATGGAAGACTGAATCATCAACTTCGTCAGAGGAGAGTAGTGACGAAGAGGAAGATCAACCAAAAGGGTACTATAAAATGAAGATACCAATAAAAAAACTTTATAAAACAATTCTCACAGAGGAGAAACTCATCGATTGAATAAAATTTCTAGAGTACTTGTAAATAAAATGAACTCTTTCCCCGTTCAACTCGAAACACAGTCTCTCAATATGATTGTCGCGGGGTTTAGCTTTGCTTCTGCGATTGCTTGGATGGATGCCGTTCGTTGGGTGATCTCTCAGGTCATCTCAAACCCCAAGACCAGTGGAACCTACTTTTTCTTGACGGCTCTCGTCACAACACTCTTGTCAATCTTTGTGTACTTTATCCTTTCATCCCTCTCAAAGAGGGTTGTTCCTCCACAGAAACCAGTGTTCGCGGTTACCCGATGAGCATCAGGAATCCGAGAAACAAGACAACGAATGCAATGACATAGTACATCGTCGATACCTCACCACCACCTGGTTCGTCTATGGGTTTTGGTAATTCATCCGGATCGCTGGGTTCTGGATACACTTTTAAAAATCTATCAGTTTCGCATGTGAACTCAAATTTCAGTATATGATTTATAATTCCGAAATCATATGGTGTAAACTTTGTTCCATTGTTCCAGTACAATCGAACCCGAATGTCCCTGATATTGAGATCTGGAGGAGTCGAGAAACTAATCAGATGATCCGTCGGTGTGAACAAGACAGCCGACTCGTATTGATTCATAATAATTCGACCCATGTATGTTGGGGGAATCTGGGGGGTTGACGTGTTCGACGAAATGACGTTATCAAAACTAAACGTACCGCCATCTATGTATGAACTCTGTACGAGATCTTCACCACCGCATGTGAGTCTCAGAAATATAGATGTTGGTCCGAACATGTTGATGAGACTCGAATCAAGGGTTCCATTTGTGGATGACACATCATTCCCGTTGAAACCCATGACGTCCGCGGGGGGTCCAAAAGGTGAAAAAGCATTCGAGTATCCATTCGCACCGCTAAAAAATTGAAAGGTGAAGTTGTTTCCGGTCCCAACATTTGCATATGTCAGAGTGTTCGAGTAGGAGTTGAACGTGACAGTTGTGACATTTGTCCCAATCAAGGCGGTCTGAAGTGTTGAGGCGAGTACCGCGCCATTTGAAGGATTTCCATTCGGAAGAGTGACTATTGTTCCATCGATATACAGTGTATTGTTTCCGGAATTTATAATTGTTTGACAATTTAGCAAACGGGCGTTCACCAGCTTAACATTTGAGACTCTGTACAGAGGCAAATTTGTTTTCACCGTGTAATCGTTTGGTAAAGGGTACTGTATAACATCGCGTTCTCCGCTATCAACGTCGAGAATCACGTGTCCCATTTCTAAAGTGGTGCGAGTTTTTAATTACTGTGAAATACTGTGTGCAATCGGGTTGTTCTGCAGCTGTTTCACCGCCAAGTTCAGAGAGTTATTGGATGCGTAGGGATTGTGGTTCCCCTTGAAAGAGTTTGTAGTCTGGTACCCGAGACCCATGTACTGTTGTCCAGCTGATCCAGTCGGTCCGCGGGCCATAATGGGTTGGGGGCACGTGGGCTTTCTATTCGCTGTGATGACACCCGGGTTCCCGAGCATAACATTCATCCTTCCACCGGCTGGCCCCGCGCGATCGGGGTTTCCTCTCTTGTCATCAGGGCGAATATCGTTTGCAGTCGTATCATAAGCCCCGACAAAGCTTGCAATCCCGGGCCAAACATTGTCGAGATGAGCGAATTCTTCTTCGTTCGCATCGGTTTTATTCCTCGTCGGATCCTGGTTGAGTTCACCAGCCGGAACAAACCTTCTGGCTGGACCGTACTCGAGGGCGTCTGTTCGTTGGGTAGTTTCCGAGCGGTTCGTCTGTCTCTTTGTCTTTTCGTAGCGCTCGTGTTCCATGGCACCCGTGACTGCGTCACCCTGACCCTGAGCACGGGATCTCGTCGCGGGGTGGCGAGTTGGAAGAAATGTCGTTTTTTCGGGTCTATTGTGAGCGACATTTCCCCAGGGTTGATTTCCAGTCCATGTCGGTGCAATACCACCGGTCAAGGCGGTTCCATCGCGAGGTCCGGGCCTTCCTGGCAACTGCGTGAGTCTGTATGCGCCCACATTGTTCGGGAGCACCCTGTAAACCTGCTGAAACCCACCAACCGCGGTGACATTGGGTCCAACACCGAGACCTGGGCCGACCAAAATCTTGTCAACAGGTGAAACATTTTTCTGTTGTCCCGAGATGAACATTCGGCTCTGAAACTCTTGGGAAGGATCGGGCATTCCAAGTGCAAAGGTTGTGTTTGGCTTGATGTCCCCAAAATTTCCCTGAGCGGGTGCGACGTATTTTTCAATCCTCGGGTTGACCACTGTTGCTGAGGGTGGGACTAAATTTGGGTCGTACATTGGGGACTTTTTCTGGATCGGGACTGGGATGGGCATTTGCGGAGGAGGCGGTTCTGGGGTTGTATCACTTATCTTCTTGGCGACAAATGCGAGTCCCAAGATTGCGGCTATCGTCAATGGTTCAGCCATGTTCTACAAATTGGCTACATTTTTATTTTACACCATATTGCATCATAAAGAGGGTATTTTGAAGATCCGCGCGAGAACTCGCGGGTTCAAAGGCTGGTGTTCGCACAGGACCTGCGCACTTCATATTGTTCCAGGGGAACATCTTATTTTTGTACGGTTCAACATAGGTTTTTCGGAACTGCGTGGTTGGCTGTGGTCGAAGGGCGTCGTCAACCATCATCAGGTTGTTCGGGGCACCCTTTCCAGCCATGTACGGTGCGGTTCCGTAAATCATAGTGCTAGGACGGCAGCAATAACTAAGGTGCGAAGGAACGGGGTACTCGAAAACGAAATCGCTCGCGCAAGGTTTAGGAATTGCTCCTGGATCAACATTATTGAGACCTGGCTGAAGCTGATACGCCATTTATTAGTACCAAAGGAAATTATATTTAAGAAACCCTTGGAGCACCGGACATATCCAAACCGGCGAGAGCTTCGAGCTGAGCACCCCTCATATTGGGGTCGCACTTTGACTGATCATCGCGACAAATTGGGGAAAACTTTGCCCCGTAGCACCACTCTGCGAAACCAGTCTGATCACTCGGAATCGTGGTCGGTGGGAGAGTCACCCATTGACGACCCGCGAATCGCTGCTGAACATCCGGATCCGGATCCCTTGAGCGACCCGCGTCAAATTGAAAAGTGTTATCGAGAAGTCGAGAAACCATGGGCTTCACCGTATTGTAGTCACACGCGGGTGGGCGGTTTGGCTTTGTCACGTAATCGGACAACAAAACGTTTCCCATGGGATTGTCAACCGATGGAGCCTGACAGACATTTGGGTAGGCCAGACCGACGAAATCAACTGGTAAAGTGTACGCCGAGGACTTTACAAGACCACCCTTATAAAGAAAATACATGACTGCGAGAACCAATGCAGCCAAGACAAACACCCGAGCGTCCCTCTTTATCAGGTACACAATGCAGGTTGCGTAAATGATGAATCGAGTGGTTGCGTTTATCCTCTCGTTTGGTGTTTGAGACATTGTCGGCCAAAATTGCGCAATCTTGTCGGTCCTGAAAAGTTCCATCGGATCATTGAACCATACGTTCATTTCTATACCACTAGATTAGTTTTTCTTCAAGAGATTGCCAAAAAGTCCTGACATTCCCGACAGACTCGACATTATAGCCTTTTCGTCGAGCTGACCACCACTGCCCGCTGCACCAGTCATACTGTCCGCACACTTCTTGGCGATGACCTCAATCATATCCATAGTCTCGGGTGGAATGGAAGTAATCGTTGTACCGAGCATATACAGGGTCTGTAGATACTGCCAGATTGCATCCTTGGTCTTCTGGGACAGGTCAGGCGTCCAATTTGAGTGAAGATTGAGCTCCTCAACAATTGCTGGAACCTCCTGACCCTCTGGGACATTCATGAAGAATGAGTCATCCTTCTTCATAATGGAATCAGCGTACGGCTTGATCTTCTTCATAAACTTCATCACACACTTGCGTGGATTCGAAGACCGAAGCATATCGATTTTGATTTGGTACTTTTTGAGACATTTCTCTTCTGGGAATGTCTCAATAAGCTCTTTCACAAACTGCTCGAGCATATCATTGAAGGCTTTCATAGACGTAGACATTGTTTTGTTATATAACTCACGAATTCTTTAAAACGGTTCAGTTGATATA